GTTTGGGGTCATAGGACTGGCTGGCCACATAGTTTTGCGCGAACGTGGCGCCGGCGTTGAAGCTGCCGAACTCCAAGCCCTTCTTGCCGAGGTTCACCAGCGTCTGCGCGAACCCGGCGCGCATGGGCTCGGGCACCATTTCCATCAGCCGGCCCACCGGCAGCGCCAGGGCACCGGTCTGCACGGTGGCATTCTCGACCGCGGCTTTGTTGGCGGCGGCCGGGTCGCCGGTCTTGGCGAGCGCCTCCTTGTAGGTGCTGTCGTATGCCTGCGGCCACAGCACCGAGGCAGCGCCGACGATGCCGCCCACCGGGCCTGCTGTCGCCGTGCCAGCGAATGCCGCACCCACGAGCGGCACCGATCCGCCCGCCATGCGCGCCGCCGAAGTCAGGTTGCCTTCCTGTGCCGGATCAACCGGGAACTGGGTATTGGCGAAATTCGACACCGCCGCACCGGCGCGCATCAAGGCATTCGGCGCCTGCGTCTCCAACGGGCCGCGCGGCGCATTGAGATCTTGCTGATCCATCGCACGGGTCTGCGAGCCCTGCAGATTGGCTTGGTAGCCGCCTGCCTGGACCGGGGGCACCTCGTTGCCCTTCATGGCGTCGCCGGGCAGTTGCGTGTCGAATGCGGGCAGCCGCACGCCACCAGCCTGCGCCGGCGCGGGCGGCGCGGCCCCGGGCTGCCCGGGTGCCGCATTCTGGTCCGGCGCCACCGGCGTCATTATGTTGACGTCTGGCCGCGCCGTGGCGGCATAGCGCGCCCGCAATTCGGCTTTGCCCGCCTCATCGTCGGTCGCGACCATGTGCCGATACATCATCGTCAGCGGGGAGGTGGCGACGTCGGCCGGCACTTTCTGGCGGTTGTCGATCGCGTCAAACACTTTGAGTTGCTTGCGCGCGTCTTCTTGCTGCGCGACCTGCGCGCGCTGGCCGACGCCAGACAGCAGCGAGCCGGTGCCGCCCACGGCGCCTTGAACAGCCGCGTTGCCAATCGCGTCATTGAGCGTTTGCGCTGGGGGTGCCGCTGCTGGCGCGGCCGCCGCATCCGTGCCCTTGGCCGGTTCGGGGCTAGGCGGCGGCACGTTGGCGTCGGACGACCACGGCCCGGTCGCGTCGGCACCGCGCGCCGCCCAAGCCTGATCGCGCGTCTGCGGCGCGCTTTTGGCCGGTGTCGCCGCAGCCGGCGTATCGCCTGCGGCCGGTACCCAGTCGTCGTCAGAAGCAGCGCCCGCCGCCGCCTTGGGCTGGGCCTTGGCGTCGTCGACCGACGGCAGCCACTCGTCCTCGCCGTTGTCGACCTTGGCCATGGGCAGGTTGGTCGCCGAGGCGTAGCGCAGCATGGGCGGCGCCCCCACGCGACCTTGTCGCAGCGCGTCGTAATTTTGCTGCACTTTGGCGGCGTAGCCCGGCACCCATTTCGACTGATCGGTGCCGGCGTTGTAGGCCATGCTCGCCTTGGCACCGTCGCCATACCGATCCAGGTTCTCGCGCAGCAACCGCGCGCCGCCAAAGATCGACTGCGTCGGGTCCCAGCGATCATCGACGCCGAGGTCGTCAGCCGTCTTCGGCATGATCTGCATGACGCCCGCAGCACCGGCGCTGCTGTAGGCGTAAGGGTCTTCGCCGCTCTCGGTCAAAGCGTGCGCGCGGATCCAGTTGGGGTCCAGGTCGTACTGCTTGCCGGCCGCATCATAGACCGAACTCAGATCGACCGGTTGCTCGGGCGCAGCGGCGGGCGCAGGCGATACGGCTGCGTCAGGTGCTGCGGCGTCGAGGGGCGGCGGCGACATCAGGTGCCGCTCGGGTTCGGGTGGATAGTGCCGTCAGGCCACTTCCACGCGTTGCGCGAGAAATTATACAGCGAGCCCGACGGAAACCCGGGCGGCAGATGCGGGCCGACGCGCGGCGTCTGCGCCGGCTGTGCGGGTTGGGCCGGCTGTGTGCCCGGCATTGGGGCTGGTGTCTGTCCGCCAGGAATCGGCACCGCAGGGCCGGTTGATCCGCCAGGCAGCGCCGAGCGCGCTTTGGTGACCTGATCGACGTAATACTGAAACGGCTTTGATGGATCGGCCGCATAGTTCGACTTCGCGGCCGACAGGATCTGGCCGATCTCCTGGTCGTTGTGGCCCAACTGCGCCAGCTGCTGCTGCGTAGTGCGCAATGCGCCACTCTGATCCAACGACCGGTTGAGGTAATCCTGCCGCGCCTGCGCCGCTGCCGTTTTTTCGTCCAGCCCCCGGTTCATATAGTCGAGCTTGCCGGCCTGAAACGATGCCGTGTTCTCAATCTGACTGGCCTTCAGCGCCTGCCCAGCGGCGGCCGTCGCTGCGCGCGTAGCCGCGTTTTGGGTCGACGCGTCGTAGCGCAGATTGGCCGCATCGGCGCGCTGACCGGTTGCGTCTGCCGCCGTGTCGGCATGCGTGTTTGTGCTGTAATCGCGGCTCGCGATCATGCTCTGGCGATACGCATTCGTGTCGGCCTGCTGCGCCAAGCGCATCGCATTCTGCGAGTCCAACTGGTTCTGCTGCGTCTGCGCCTGTGCGCCCACCGAGAACGCGTTGCCGATCGACTCGCCGATGCTGCCGGTGCGCGTCGGCGACAACAGCGCGCCCGCCATGGCCAGCAGCGGCACGTTGATGCCACCACGCGACGCCTGCATGATGTTCATGGAGTTCTGCAGATCGCGCTGCCGCTGCTGCGCATCCAGTTCGGCCGGCGTCGGCGGGCGTTGCGCGGCGCGGCTCAAAGCCCCCTGCTGCTGCGTGCTGTCATCGTTGGCCGCCGGCGGGGTCGGCTGCGCGCCAGCATCGCCAGCAACCGTTGCCAATGGTCCCGCAGCGTCGCTCGCCGCTGGCTGCGCCTCTGGATACATGTCCTCGGCGATTGGCGGCGGGGTGCTGCCGGGGATGTCGTCGTCGTCATCAACCGGGCCACCGCCAGCGTAGCGGCGGCGCGGGCGGCTCGCCGCTCGGCTCAGGGCTCCGACCATGTCAGGCCGCCCGTTTCACGTGCGATAGCGCGCCCACGACTTCCGGCTTCTTTTTCACGCGACCACCCTTGCGCAGCCCAAGTGCCGACGAGCCAGCCGCGACACCGGCTGCCGTCGCCAGCGGCGATGCGGAGTAGCTGCTCTGCGGTAGATACTGCGTGCCGACCTGCGTGGTGTTCGACGGCACCGCCTGCCCGCGAATGATGTTGCTGGCGTAGGTGAGGTTCTGATACGGCCACTGCTGCTGTTGATCGAAATTGTTCTGCGCGACATTCAGGTTCGCCTGATTGACCTGATCCTGCGCGCTGCCAGCACCCGCCAACTGCCCAACGTCGGTCGCCCCGAGCTGCTGCGTCAGCGCGCCCAACTGGCCATATTGCGCGCCGCCCTGCAGCTGCGCCTGCTGCTGCGCCTCGGCGGTCTGCGTCGCCGTCGAATAGCCCTGCGACAGCGCGCCGGCCTGCGCTTGGTTCAAAGCCTGCTGGCTCTGATACATGGCGTTGTTGTCGGCCTGCATCTGCTGCGGCGATGCCGCCTGCCCCGAACTTACGAACTGGTTGGCAATGCTCGGCAGCACGTTGTTGGTGAAGTTCGTATTGGACGCCGACGCCAGCCCGCCAAGCACCGTACTCATGTACGGGTTCATGTAGCTTTGGATCTGCGAACCGGTCAGCGGCGTGCTGCCGGCCGACGTCAGCGAATTGGCCTGCGTCAGATCAGGCTGGTAATCGCCGACATTGCTCTGCGCTAGGTTCCACGCCTGCTGCGTGTCGGCCGAGGGCGTGGCGACCTGTTGCCCGGTGTAGGGCGTGTAGGGCTGGCTCGCGAGGTTGGTGGCCGCGTTGGCAAGATTGTAGTCGTACTGCTGCAGCCACAGTGGAAACTGGGTACTTGTATCGCTCCCGGTCGGTTGGGCCGGGGTGGGCGTGCCCTGAAACAGAAAGCTGGTTGTGCCGCTCATTTGACGACCTCAATGCTCTGGCCAGATTTACGCCAATCGCGATATTTGCCCGCTGCTTTGGCTCGCTGAATGCCAGCAAGCCGAAGCGCCTTTAGTTCCGGCGTCGCGTTTCGTTCGACCATTTGCTGGACGCGCGCCGCGCGGTATTCGGGGTTTGTCCAAAGGGCCTTCGACTGAGCAGAAATTTCGGCGCGGCGGACCGGGCATTGGTTTTTGGCTATCATGGCTGCAGTTGCAGCAGCAGGCCGTTTCACGCCTTTAAGCCGTGCCGACTGTGCCTTGCGATGAGCGTCGCTCATTTTATGCCCGGTTTTGGAAATAGATATTTTCCTCGCAACGTCTGGATGACGAGCGATTCCGGCCCAGCTCTCACCACCAGTGCTGGTGTTCAGACCGTCGGGCGCGAATGTTTTCATCTCAGCGATCAGCCGACGCTCCAAGCGTTGTGCCTCGTCATGTGAGTCAACTTGGCGCAGCACTTTGATGCTGAAGTTTTCATGTCCGTGCAGTCGCATGGCTCGGTAAAACACCGTGTCAAAACGGGTGGCGCGCGCTTCCTTGTAATGCTCGGTCCACCGCTGTTCCAGCGTTTTGCGGGTTACGCCGATGTACGACTTGCCGGTAGGCACGCATGTAATTTGATAAACGATGATCATGCGGCTTTTCCTTCGCGCGCGTGGCTCAATGCCCCGCGGTTGGGAAGGTTAGCTTGAAACCGGTCCACTGTCGTAAGGGCTTTTTTGTGGATCAACTTGCCATTGCCGGCATCGCTGGCCAGCGATTTGCGTAATTCGTCGAGCTTCTTGGCGCCGGCTTCGTTTGATCCTCCCCCCGCTCGGGCGACCGATTGAGCGTCGAATACAAATTCTCCATCACTGAGCATCGCAGGCACGCTGTCACTGGTGCCCGTGCCCGGGCCTCTGACGAAATGCTGCCCGTTGGCGGTGCTGAATTCGCCTGGGTGTGGCGGCTGTTGTCCCCCATGAGCGAACCGCAACGCACCACCGCGCGCGAGCCCAAACGCCGCTGCGCTGTTGTTGTTGAAGTAGGTCTGCTCGGGGCCGCCGTAGGACCAGTAATTGCCCGGCGTGCCGCCCGACGCCGGGGTGTAGCCGACGCTGCCGGCTGCCGTCGGGTTGGTCGCCGTGCGGCCCGGCACGTTGGTGTTGAGCGGCTGGTTGAAATACGGCCCGAGGTTCTGCTGGACCGTCGCGGAACTGGAACTGGGCAGCGCAGTGGCCTTGGGCTTGCTTGCTGCCTGAGCCAACGCAGCCAGAATGCCGAGCGCGCCAGACGATCCCGTGATGCCCGTTCCGCCCTTGCTGTTGCCGAAAATGCCCCCGGTGTTGCTGGCCTTGGAGTCGTTGTTCGTGGCCGCCGCCGAACTGGCCCCAAGCGCGCCGCCCGCCTGCCCATTTGCCGCAGCGACGTCGGCCGCCGTGTCGCCGGTGCCCGAACCGTCCGAGCCCGTGCCCGCGATCGGGTTGCCGTTGGCGTCCAGTTGCGGCGGGATCGGCGGCGTGATGGCCGCGCCATTGGTGCCGGTCATGCCCGACTGATCGGTCGTGCCGTTGCCGGTGTCGCCGTTGTTGCCATAGGCGGTGTTGCCGTACAGGTATCCACCGATGCCGCCCATGGCACCGCCCAACAACGCGTTCTGACCCAGCAGCGCCGACGAACCAGCACCGGTCAGGCCGCCGATGATGGAGTCCGCCACCGGCGCGCTGACGCCAAGCGTGGTTGCCAAGAGCCCGTTGGAACCGCCAAACGCGCCGACCGCGCCGCCGCTTAAGCCGCCCGCCAACGCGCCCTTGCCGATGCTTTGCCCGGAAACGGCGGCACCCAGCGCGCCGGTCGCCGCGCCCTCAATGGCCGGCGTCGCCACCGAGGTAATGGCGTCGGTCACCGATGGGCTGATGGAACCGCCGCTGATGAAGTCGACCGCCGATGAGATCAGGTCGTCCAAACCGAATGACATATCAGGCGTCCTCTCGAACCGGCTGGAACATGTTTTTCAGCCCATCCAGGTTGGCCATGATGTCCGCGCGATACGCCTCGTGATCGCACTCCAGGCGGATGTCCTTCAGCGCGCGCCAGCGGGCGGCGTCGAACGGCTGGCGCGTGCAATATTCAAACAGCCGCGCCATGCCGCGCTTGGTCGACATATCCTCGTAAGGCACGTGCTTGCCGTGGATGCGCCCGAGGGTCTGCTCGTAGACCGGCAGATCAGCCAGCACGGCCGGGTGCGGTTCGCACACCTTTTCCATGCTGGCGACCACGTCATGCAAGGCTCGATGCACCACCACCACGCGCGTGTCGGCCGGCAGATGAGGCGCCATCTCGCCCCAGAGCCGGCCCAGCACCGTGTCGACCGCAGCAGCCCCCGGCCGATCAAAGAAGCGCACGATGTCATGGCGGCTGGTGAAAAAGCGTGCGGGGTCGTGCGCGCATGGCCGGTTCGGCTGCGACAGGAATTGCGCGAGCCAGAAGCTGCGCGTCCGCGGCAGGCCGAGCACGACGAAGGGAACGGCGTTGATCACGTGTAGCCCGCCGCCGTCAGACCAGCCTGACCATACATGGCCTGAATCAATTCGGGGCTGGCGCCGCTGGCCGTGGTGGCTGTCGCTGCGGGCTGAGCCGCAGCGCCCGTGCCGTTTGGATCAAGCGCACCAAGCGTCGACAGATACGCGTTTTGGCTTGCCGGCGAGTTGTCCATGGTGGCTGGCCCGTTCAAGCCGGTGTCGCCAGTGACGCCGTGGTCGGCCATGCCTTGGGCAAGCGACGCGCCCATTCCCGCACCAATACCGGTCGCGCCGCCGATCACCGCGCCGATGTCGCCGGCGACACCGCGGCCCTGCGCGATTGCTCCGGCGCCGCCCACCAGCGCGCCAGCGATCGGGCCACCCAACATGCTCGCCAAACTGGATCCGAGACCCAACGCGGTGTTGGAGCCAAGAAACCCATTGGGTCCGTTGATGCTGCCGTCATAACTGCCAGACTGCCCAGGTGCCAACGCGCCGGACGGCCCGATCGTTTGGCCATTCATGTCCAGCCCGGCTTGGCTATTGAAGCCGCCCGTCTGGCCATTGTCGCCGCCAGAGTTGCCCATGTCGCCGCCGCTCATGCCGCCGGTACTGCCGTTGCCGCCGTCGCCACCATCGAAGAACTGCAGCAGGCCGGTCATCGGGTTGCGCGTGCCAGCACCGCCCAGCATCTTCAGGAAAGCCGCCTCGCGCGGGGTGATGTGCGCCAGCAGCGTGTCGCCGTTGCGTCCATATTTGGACAGCATCTCGGCCGCCGCCTTGATATCGGGCGCCACATGCGTGGCCGGCGGCACGGACAGAACCTCGTGCAATTTCTGCTGCAGCACGATCTTCATGCGCCCGGCTTCCGCCGCGTTCATCATGGCATGCTGTGTGGCGACCGCTTGCGTCAGCGCGCCAATGACCGGCGCGGGCGGCATGGCGCCGACAACGACTGTGACATGGCCTTTGGTCTTGCGGGATGTCGCCGGCCCACCGGTCGCCATGTGGCGCGGGCGCTCGGCGCCGACACCTTCAGGACTGACGATAGCGCCAAAATCGGTCGAATTCACGTGGTCCCACCCCTGCCGGCTAGACGCGCTCAAAAGTCAAACGCATCCGCCGACCGACCAGGGAAGGGGTCAACGCAGGAGGCAACGATAACACGTCGCCTCATCGAAAAGGAAGTGCCGGGATTACCAGCCGTTTTTCGAGCCCGGCCCGGCATTCTTGACCGTCGACACCTTCGACGGGTTGCCGTTGCCGAACGGGTTGGTTTCGCCGGCATCGCGAATGCCGAGCTTCTGGCGGTGGTGCATCGGCACCGGCGCGTGCGGCGCGTATTCCTTCATCACCGGTTCACGCGAGCCCGAGGTCGTCGGGCGGTCGGTCTTGGCCATGGTTCTCTCCGTCAGTTACAGGTCAGTAGCCGCCCTCGGGCCACGCGCAGCGCACCCGCATGCTGTACCAGCAGGCCCACGATGAGCCGGTCGGGTTGAGCAATTTCGGTGGATTATAGGCGCGTTTGTCGACCGGCATCCACTGATCCGGCGCGGTCGGTCCGAACCGATCGCGGCCGATGAACGCCACCAGCCCGCTTTCGCTATCGCCCGGCACCACCGCCGTTGGCCGGCAATCGGCGACCGAGCAGCACAACTCGCCATCCGCGTCATACCATTGCTGCAGCCATTTGGCCGTGGGGCTGTCGGGGTCAGCGCCAGGCGGCGGGGCGGCGTGCGCGTGCACGGCGGCCATCAGCACCAGCGCCGCGACCGTCGGGCGCATCACAGCCCGTTGCCCCGCATGCTCGCACCGTCCGATAGCTGCGTGTGCGAGCCGCTGCTGATCTTGTCGGTGGCGATGTCCTCGGCGGTTTGGTTGTCCATGCCGGTCGTCTGCACCTTGGTCTGCGCGTCCATCTGCTGGCCTTGCTCCTGAATGCGGTTGCGATCGGCCATGATGGCGTTTTTCTGCGCGTCCAGCTGCGCCTGCGTCTGCTGGTCCTGCGCCGCCAGTTGGTTGCCAGCCTGATCCTGCGTCGCCTTGCGTTGCGTCTCGGCCGCCGCTGCCTGCACCGCGGCCATTGCCGGATCGGGCGGCGGCTTGGGCGCGAACGACTGCGCCATCTGCATTGCCGCCTGCACCACCGGCATCATTTCGGCCAGCGCCGCCTGCATCAGCGGCACCACTTTGGCACTCGCCGCCGCCAGCATCTGGTCGTATTTGCGCTTGGTGCCGACGTGGTTGTCCATCAGATCCACCGCACGGCCGCCGGTCGCGTCATTGATGTGGTCCACCGTGGTGCTGACGTACAGGAACGCGATGTGCTGCGCGATGTGCTTCAGCACGCCCGGCAGGAAGACCGGCGCGATCAGCGGGTTGGCGCCAAGGATCGGCGAGCGCGTGAATTCCAGGTGCACCTGCAAATGCGCCAGATGGTCCTGCTCGGGGAACACCATGACGGGCTGCCCCATGGATATCGCCAGGTTCTCGTTGACGGCGTTGATCTCGGCCGGCTGCGGCTGGTCATTCAGCAGCGATTCGGGATCGGAAACCTTCATCAGCTTCAGGCCGCGCAGTTCGACTTCGCGCTGCTTCCACAGGCCGGGCTCGGCCAGCATGCGCTGCTGCATGTAATTGAGCTGCGCAAACCGCTGCTGATCGGAGTAGATGGTCGGGTCCGACACCGGCTGGACGTCGCACGGCCCCTCATAATCCTTGCGCCGAACCAGCAATTCCTGCCCGTCGGCGTCGACCTTCAGTTCTTCCGGAAGATACAAACGGTTGAGCCGGTGCAGCCCTTGCAGCAGCCTGTTCAGCGCCGCGTGCGCGCGCCCATGCACGGCGGAAAAGACGACAAGCCCTTCCTCCACCCGCGACATCTGCGTGCCAACCGGCGTTGCCGGCGAGGCGGCGTCGGTCGGCATCTCGTCCATGGATGTCCGCACGACACCCTTGCCGGCATCGACCAGGAAGCCCAGCAGCTGAAACAGCACTGGCGAGGGCTGGTTGGTCGCATAGGGCATCACGCGCTTGCGGATGTCGTCGGTTTCCAGGCCGCCGTCGATCTCGCACAACTCGCCGACCTGCGGCGTCTTGGTCTGGCCGCTGGTGCCGCTGCCCTTCAGCACGTAGCCGCCAATGGCGTTGCTGACATGCGCGCTGTCCATCAGCGCTCGCAGCGCGCCGGTCGCCGCCGTGGTCAGGCCGCCGATGATGTGCGGGAAGCCGATGCCATAGGCGCCGTCCCACGGCATGAACTGGAACTCAAAGAGGTGCGGGATTTCCTCGTGCGCCTCGTCGCCGTCTTCCCATGCCCGATACATCGACAGCATTTCGCGCGAGGACACGTCGATCGTGATGAGGTAGGGGTAGACGCTGTCGACCTGCTCGACGCCGTCCAGCTCGTCGACCGTGTCGCTGGTCAGGACCATGTGCGACACCACCTCGTAGATGTCGCGGTCGCCGTCCATGTTCATGGCCGGATCTTCGACGCCCTGCGCGCGCTCAATCGCCTTCTGCGTCTTGCTGGCTTCCTCCAACTGTGATGGCGGCGGCAGGTCGAGATCCAGGTAGAGCCCCTGATCGCAGCGCAGCTTGTATTCCACCGCCGAAATGCGGTCGTGGAAGGTTTTGCGGTGCGCGGAGACAAAATCGGCAGCGCCATACGGCACATAGATTTTGTCGATCGACGCGAACTCGACGCGCGGCCGTTTCAGGCGATGATCCCACCACAGGCGGATGAACTGGCTGCCGCCCAACGGCACCTGCGTCAGCGTGGTTTCAAGGACCGGCCGGAACTCCTTGATTTGCTGGGTTGTCTGCCAGTTCATGTGTTCGGTTTTGCGGTCGGCCTTCTCGGACTTCTCGGCCGTCGGCGTGCCGATGATCTTGGCCTTGACCGGCCCGGACGGCGGATAGACCTCCTTCATGATGCGGCTGGCGTAGTCGATGCAGGCTTCCAGCAGCATCGGATGCACGACGCGGCTGGCGCCCTCAAACTCGGCCCCGCCAGGCGAGTCGTTGCCCAGGCCGGTGCGCCGCACGCCGTCGGCATACTGGTCGTCGCGCTTCTTGCGGGCCTCTTTGTCCTCCTCAATGCGCTGCATCAGGTCGGACACGATCTTGCTCTTGGTGCTCTGGCTCAGCAGCGCGGCGAGGTTGGAGTAGAACTCCTTGTCCGGCGGGGCTGACTCCTCGCGCTCATGCGTGCCGGGATCGTCGACGAACGCGCCGCCCATGTCGTCGTCATACAGCTGGATGTCGTCGGGATCGCCGGGAACGGTGAAATAGTCCGCGACGTCGGCGCCAACCGAGACGTTGAGATCGCCGCCGAACATGTCCGGCAATTTGGCGGCGCGGCGATCGGGCGGCAGGGTCGGCGGTGGGAGGGCCATGCTGTTTCCAATGTCACGCGTGCGCCGGCGCGCGCGGCCGGCCCATTGCCCGGTAGTGGTATCACCGCGCGTTCCGTTGGGCTAAATGTTGTGAGTGATTTCCGTCACATAGCGGGCAAATCTAATCATGGCTATCGACCGCAAGTTTTTCGATCATGTATTGCCGGATGGGCCATTGCTTATCCAGGCGGCAAGCTATGTGGTCGGCTATCTGCCGGAAGACCACGATGCACAGACCCTCAGATGCCTTGAATGGCTGGCCGACCTGCAGGAGCGGGACCGCTTCAGCGAATTCGACGCCGACAACCCCGAATGGGCCGCCGCCACCCGCCACGGCGGCGAAGATGCTTATTGGTCCGTTCAATGCGCCGGACTGCAGTTCAAGGGTTCGGGAAGCCACCTTGGAACAGCCGGGTGGCCGATCGGGACCTGCTGCTGGTACGTGGTGCTGGAATGCGGCACGCGAGCATTGGCTTGCGGCGATACACCCCATGAAGCCGCCTTGCGAGCCGTCGTGATCGCCGCCGCCATGCTGCGCTTGCGCAGCCACGATCCGCGCCAGGGCCGCCCCGGACTGGAGACGATCAGTCTGGCGGTCATCCGCGACGCGGCCCGCCGGGACAAGCCGGATGTTCGCTGACGACCGGCTCGGCGACGTTGAAGTCGACGCGCTCACCGAGGGCGATCTCGCTGCGTTCACCGCGCGGCAGGTATGGCTGGACACCGCTCGATACGAGCAGCTGCCACATGGAACGGCAGCGATCCCCGACTGGCTGATCTACCTGATGCGATGCGGGCGTGGATTCGGCAAGTCGCGCAGCATGTACGAATGGGCGTGGTGGGAAGCGTGGCGCGTTCCCAACCTCATCGTGCATGCGGTCGCGCCGACGCTCAGCGACGTCAGCGGCACGACGTTTGAGGGACCCGCCGGGTTCTGTTCGTTGATCCCCGTCGAATGCCTGTATGGCGGCACGCTGGAACGCGCCTACAACAAGACCAAGCATCAGATCCGACTGTCCAACGGCAGTTTGATCCGCGGCTTTGGCGCAGTCGAGGAAGCCGGCCGTCTGCGCGGGCCGCAATGTCATGCGCTGGTCGGCGACGAGTTGCGCGAATGGGATCGGCCGGCCGGCAATCTGGAGACGGCTTTCAACAACGCCATGTACGGGTTGCGGCTGCCCTATCCCGACGGCACCCCGTCGCGCGCCGTGCTGGGCACCACGCCCAAGCCGATCCCGTTCCTGAAGCGCCTGGAGCACCGGGAAAACCTGGTGGTCGTGCACCGGCCCAGCCGCGACAACCTGATCAACCTAGCCCCCGCCTTTCGCGCGCAACTGGTCGCCCAGCAAGGCACCATGATGGGCAAGCAGGAAACCGATGCCCTGTATGTCGACGAGGAAAGCGAGCTTTCCATCATCAAACGGCATTGGATCAAACTGTGGCCCAAGGACAAGCCGCTGCCCGAATTCAGTTTCATCGTCGAAAGCTATGACACCGCGTCGTCGGAAGAAAATTACGACGTGAAGCGTCAGGCAACCGATCCTTCCGGCTCCATCATCCTCGGCGTGTTCAATGTCGAACAGCAATTCACCGAGGACGAGCGCCGGCGCCTCGGCGTGCGGTCGCGCTACGCGGCGCTGTTGCTGGACGCATGGGCCGAACGGCTCGGCCTGCCCGACCTGCTGGAGCGCGCCCGCGCGCAGCACCGCGTCAAATACGGCAAGCCTGGCCGCCGGCCCGACGTGGTCATCATTGAGGACAAGAACAGCGGCCCGGCGCTGCGCCAGTTCCTCAACAAGTGGGGCGTGCCATCCTGGCCGTACAACCCCGGCCGCCAGAGCAAGACCACGCGACTGCACGCCGCGTCGCCGCTGATCATGCAGGGCATGCTGTTCGTGCCCGAAAGCCGGTTGCCCGATCGCGCCGGGTTGCCGCGCGACTGGTGCGACGACTTCATGGAGCAGGTGTGTGCCTACGCGGGACCGGGATCCACCGAGCACGATGAATATGTCGATTGCCTCTCGCAGGCATTCAGCTATTTGAGCGACCGCGGCATTCTGGATGCGACGCCCAACGAAAAATACGTCGACCTTGAGGAAAAGAAAGAGGTCGAGGAACAGGCGGCGCGGCGCGAATACGAACGGGAAAATGCCAAGCGCCGAGTGAACCCTTACGGTTGACGCCCGATTAACGGATTGTTAAAAGGGAAAATGAGCCCCAGACACGCCTGCCAACACATCCGGGGCTCATTCCGCACCAGACGAGGGAAGCGCCACGATGCTGAGCAACATCATACCCATGCCGAACCGCAGCGTCCATCCCGTTGATAAAGAACGGTTGGATGAGGCTGTTCGGTCGGTGTTGCGATCCTATCCGGTGATGCTGGTTATGCGGCAGATGCTGGAGGAGCAGCATCGTGGCGTGTCGGCGGCCCTGATTGAAAAGGCCAATCCCAAACTTGTCCGTGCGGTGCATCACCGTTATCGCATGTTGCAACCGCCAAGTTTGCCGGCGGCTTGAAAGGACCATCAATGACCCTGCCAAACATGACGCCTGTGGTCAGCAGCAACTTGCACTCGGTCGGGCACGACGGCGAAAAGCTGTATGTCCGATTCAAGGGTGCGGGCGGCGCGCCGGGCCGCGTGTATCGCTACGCCGCCGGTGCCGAGCACCATGACGCGCTGCTGAAGGCCGACAGCCCGGGTCGGCACTTCAACGCGACCATCAAGAACCACTTCATCGGCGAGCCGGTCGCTTCCTGACAGGACGCTTGGGCCGGCGATATCATTCAACCTGAAAGGACATACGATGCCCTCGGACTTCATTGCTGGCCCCGCGCCCGCGCCGGCCGCGACCGCCGCCGATATCGTTTGCTTGATCGCCGGGCTGATCGACGAAAGCGGGTCGATGACCGACGTGCGCGACGACACGATCGGCGGCTACAACACGTTCGTCGAGACGATCCAGAAAGAGCAGGCCGGCCGCAAGGCGTTCGTGTCGACCTTCCTGTTTGATCACTCGCATGGCAATCCGATCCTGCGCACGATCCAGGACGGCGGCGATTTGGCTGGTGCGGTCAAACTGACGCGCGACAACTATGCCCCGCGCGGGTCGACGCCGCTGTATGACGCGATCGGGCAGGCGGTCACCAAGACGCGGGACACGGCGGCCAAATCGGGTGCCAACAAGGTCACGTTCCTGATCCTGACCGACGGGCACGAGAATAGCTCGCACGAGTTCACGCACGCCAAGGTGAAGGCGTTGATCGACCAGTGCTCGGCCGATGGCTGGCAGGTGATCTTTCTCGGTGCCGATCTGACCGACGCGCATGGCATTGGCGTTGGTTATGGCACATCTTCGGCAAATGCGATGTCGTTCGACAAATCCAACACGAAAGCGACGTTTTCTGCAACGGTCAGTGCGTCAGCAGCATATCGTTCTGGTGCCAACGCATCGGCTGACTTGCAAATGTCCGATGACGTCAAGGCGCGGCTGGCGGCCAAGGCCAAGCCGGTCAAGCCGAAGTCGCCGACGTCCGCCGCCTGACGCTGCATCATCAACACGAGGGATCAGATATGTTTGATGGGTTCGTAGAAGTGCCGGGCGAGACGCTGGATCAGGGCGTGCGGCGGCTGGCCGATCTCGGCGACAAGCCGAGCTTGGCCGCCCTGAGTTATGCGCTGCGCCACCCCGAGATGTGGCCCAAGGGGTTTGAGTGGGACTATAGCTTCTGTCATTCCTGTGCGATGGGATTGACGGTTCAACTGTGGCCGCACATTGTTTCGTCTTATCCTAGTATTGATAGTGGTTCTAATAATTTCTACCTTTGGAAGACAAAACTGCAGCCGTTCGTGGGGATCAGCGATCGCCGATTCGATGACATTTTTATGAATTTGAATAGGCGGCTGTTTGATCCCGACGAAAATAAAAGCTGGCTAGCAACCGCCGGTGACGTCAAGCCCGAGTACGTTGCCGACGCGATCGACGCCTATCTCGCAACTGTCGAATAGAGAAACCGCCAAGACGGCCTGCATCACTGCGCAGGCCGTTTTGCTGTCAGGTCTCCAGCAGCGCGTAGGTGCGGTTAAACTCGGTCGCCCACGCATCCCACTGGCCAAATCCTTCCGGTCGCGCCGCCCCGAGCGCTGACAGCGCCGGCAGCGTTATTACCGCGTTGGCCCAGTCGCGCCAAGCCGCATCATTGGTCAGCGTCGGGATGTTGCCGTACTGCGCCAGCAGCAGCGTCATCTGCCCGGTCCAGTCGCGCGCGTTCATATATCGCGGGCTGATCGGAATAGTCACGACACCACCCTGGAATCGCCCGACGCGTCGCCCCGGCCCATGCTGCGGCCCCACACATAGTTGCCGCCGATCACGTTGCTCTCAATGTGCAGTTTCATGTAGCGCAGCGAGAACGTTTCCTTGAAGGAAACCATCTGCTCTTGCGGGACGCCGGGCGTCTGCAGCAGCGGCTTGGGCGTGCCGCTGTTCTGCGGCGCGCGTGGGTTCGCCTGCCCGATGATATAGGCCGTCATGTCGCCGGTCTGCAGCAGGTCGGCTTCCAGCTGCTGGAACGACAGGCCGCTATCCTGCGGCTGCGGATTGATCGGCCCGCCCATCCAGCCCGTCTCGAAATAGCTGCGAATGGCGGTGCGCGCGGTGCCGATCAGCTTGTCCATGCCGTACTCGTGCATCCACAACCCGAAGCCGTTCCCGTCATTCACGGTGTCGGCCATGATCGGATAGTTGAACCCCTGCGCGTGATAGCCCGCCCCGCGGCCGCCATCAGGCAGCGGCGTGTCGTACCAGCAGTTCATCCGCAGATTATAGATGATCGCCCAGTTCGGCACGGTGCTGCCGAACATCGCCGCACACCACCAGATCTCGCCATAGCGCGGCACCTTGAAGGCAAAGGTCAGCGTCTCATACCCGGGCGTGAGGTTGTCGTAGAAGAAATCCTGATTGAAGTCGTTGCGCACCTCGTTGACGGTGCCGTTAAACACCAGGAAGCGGTCGATGCCGGCCCAGAAATACAGGCCGTCATATTCGATGACCGAGGCGTTCGACAGGATCGACGAGGACGGCGACACGGTGTTGAAAGCGAACTCGCCGGCCGTGGTACCGACAAAGGTAGCGGTGATCACTTCGGACAGCGACCAGAACAGCGCGGCGGGGCTCTGTGCGCCACCGCCGCGCAGCGCGATGCCGGCCACAATCTTTTGCGCCGAGATGCGTGCCTGCCCCGCACCGGACGGGCCGCCGACCACGCCGAGGTAAAGCGGCAGCGCCGGCGCGCTCCATTCGACGAGGCCCGCGTTGTCGAAGGCAAACACAAACGGCTGCACGCACACCACGCCGCCGCTCACGTTGGGCTGGGTCCACACGCCGCCCGCCGAGAGCGTGCCAGGGTTGCCGAACTGGATCAGCGGGTTGCTGCCGTCGATCTGGCCGATATACGGCACGGTCTGGATGCTGGAGGCGAGGCTCGTGTTATCAGGGATCGAATGCGCCACCAGCTGCACCACCTTGCTCGTGGTGTCAAAGATGGCATCAAAGGTCCAGCCGACATTGACGCCCGCCTGGAACGTGCCGGTCGGCGTGCGATCGTTTACGGCGATGAGGTTGCCGTACATGTCGAAGATGATCTGCTGCACGCCGTTGGACGTGCCGACATGTACGATCACCT